TATGGGTTATGTTGTAAATAAATATGATGCTAAAACAACAGGAAAAGAAATTCTTACTGATCTTGGTAAAAATTATATATCAAATCCAAAGTTCACAAGTGAATCAGAATCAAGAGATAGATTTAATAATACTGTTATAAGAGATGCTAAACAAGAATCATTGATGGGTTCTAGGGCAAGTGGACCTCAAAACTTCCAAGTTTCATCTGGTAAAACATCATATGGTGATATAAAATTAACTGGTAATATGTTAATGAAAGAACAAGAAAATGTACGAGATAAAACTACACATAATTATGTAATTGCAACAGGAAAAGATCAAATTGGTATGATTGTTAAATATAGAGACGATAACGAAAAAGTTGACAAAATAAACCGTTTACAACCAGAATTATTAGAAACACAATTACAAAGTAACCCGTATGCAATTGACACAAGTAAAATGATATAAGTGAGTAAAATGTTTAATATAAATTAATAATATATATTTAAAAATAAATATATAATACAAATAGTATGAATAAAAGTGTAAGATTTGATTTAAGTGAAAACAAAATATTTGAAACATATTCTATATTTGAATATGACAGATTACCTATCTATTCTATATTATATTTACGTAATTGTAATCAAATAAATGACAAAGAATGGAAAGATATTTTTCTAAAATTAAATTCATTTAAAACTCGAGAAATGATAGTCCATAATAAAAGTATATGTAATATTAGATTACATTAACGTACTTTTTAATCAAAGTTATATTGTGAATTTTGGTAATTGTGATTGATGTAATCGTTAACTGAATTAGAATCATTTAATTTTGCTTTTAGTGTTTTTAATTCGCTTTCTATGTTGGAAATTGTCTTTTGTATTTTATTATATACTTTTGGAGTACTCGAAGATGATAAAGAATTTTTCAAAGATTGTAATTCTTCTAATTCTTCTTCTAATAATTTCACTCTATTTAATGTTTCTTCAATAGATGAAGTTTCTATTGTACAAGAAGCTTCTTTGTTATTAATTTCTTTTTCAATTTCTCCACGAATTTCTTCTACTGAAAATGATTTAGGTTCTTCTGCTACAACTTTAGCAGAATCGATTTCTTTTAAAGCTAATTCCTTTTCGTCTTGTGTGTAATTATTAAATTTATCTTGTGCTTTTTCTAAATCGTCTTTCAATGATTGTAAAGATTTTTCTGCTTCAATAATTGCATCTTCGTAATTACGAATTTTCTGTAAAACAGAAATAGGATGTTCTGGTTTATTAGCAAATTCAGCTTGATTCTTTCCTTCGTTAATAGCTTCTTCAATCATTTCAATTTTACGTTTATGCCATAATTCATTAGCATTACTCTTATTTTCTAAATAACTTTTAATTAATGTATTAAGTTGATCGTTTTGATATTCGATATTATCGATTTCTAATGGATCAACGTTTAGAGGGAAGAATTTTCCTACTTCTACAGTATAAATATCATAATTGTTATCGATTCTAAGTAAACGTTTACATAAATTTTTTGCTGCATCAATTGTATCAGCTGTACCTCTAATTTTTAGACCCCAAACGTCACATTTTTGTTTCATATGTGGACCTACGATACTAACCAACGCGTATTTTTGACTAGGGATTTCTGGATCTTCAAATAAAAAGTCGATTGTTTTTGCTTCTGGCATTATTATACTAACTAATAAATTATTATATTCTATTTAACGCAAATGTTTTTAAATAGAAAACCTGTGATTTACGTTAATTTATGTAATAAAATAACTTTAGTAACTTTAGTATAAACAAATGTTTAAGAAGGTTAGTAATGCTGATTTATTAAATTCTTTATTAGGTTTGCAGAATAAAATTGATATTATTACAACAAATATGAATTCAAAGTTTGTAGAAGGTTGTTGTGATTGTAAATCTCGTGAATCTTTAGTTTATAAACAGTTACACGAATATTTAGAAGAAAAGTTTTTGGAATTAAATACAAGTTTATTAAAAAGGTTTGAAGAAACAGACATTGTTAAAAAAGAATTGGTAAAAAATACTATTGTTGTATTCAATGATACGTTTGATAAATATAAAGATGATATAATGTTAAATTTACAAACTATTATTTCTAATTTATCAATGTCTGGTATCGAAAAAGATAAGGAAAGTGAGTTGTATGAAATTTTAAATTCATATAGTACTATAAATAAGTCAATTGAAAATAAATTGGTAACATTGTCCGATTTGTTTCAAATTTTTACAGAAGACAATTGTAAATTGATAATCTCTATGGATAAAAAACTTGATTCTATTTATTTCGAAAATGAATTAATTAAGCATCAATTGACGTTAGAAGATGAAATTAGAAAGTTAATAGATGAAGTTAGTAATATACACAGTATTATTAATAATACTATAAGTGATTTAGATGTAATAATTAAAAAACAGTAAAAATCATTAAAAAACAAGTAACAAGTAAAAAACTAAATTATTTTTTATGTTAACATAATTTAATGTGTGACAATGACCTCGCAGTTGCAATTTGTGAAGATAACAAAAGAAAGTTGAAAAGTTTAACAGAAAGAATATTATTAATTGATGTTAGATTAATTCAAGACGTGTATATATATGGAATAAATTTCACAATATTAGGTTCTACTGATAAAATTTATACAATTCAAGTTTGGATAGAAGAAGAAGTAGTAAATTGTACATGTACTTGTCCTGATTATACTATGCGAAATAGAATTTGTAAACATATTTTTTGGTTAGGATCTAAAAAATTTAATGAAATAGATATAGATAATTGGGATATATACACATATAATAAAATTATAACAGAATACTGGATTGAAGAAGAAAATATAATCGTTAATAATGGAAGAAATGAAAATTGCCCTATATGTTTTGAAAATATAGACTACAGGTATGATATGACAATTTGTTGTAAAAAGGAATGTAAAAATTCTGTACATTCAATGTGTTGGGCAAGATTGTATTCTATATCTGGTAAAACAAAATGTGTAGTCTGCAGAACAGATACAATGCCGTATATTTATAATTTTATGAGTATAAGTAATTAGTGAATATAAAATAAGTAATTAGTGAATATAAAATAAGTAATTAGTGAATATAAAAAACTAGTTGTACTATACAGATCGAATAAAAATGGTAAGTTAGTTTATAGCTAATACAAAAATAGCTAATACAAAAATAGCTAATACAAAAATAGCTAATACAATTATCTTAAATTAATGTAATTATTATATTAATTTAAATTTGTTAATTTAATTTTTGTTTTCCTTTATGTGATTGATTAATTCAGTTATAACACTAAGTTCATTTGTGATAAAATCAAATGAATCGATACTTTCATTGTTTTGAATGTTTTCTTTTAATTTGCTTAAGATATTTTGAATATCATTTCCATTTTTCTTTTCTTCATTGTTTTCGTTTTTACCTGTTTTTTCGTCTTTGTTATTTTCGTCTTTATTATTTTCTTTATTGAAAATCCTTTTAATATCTTCTATATTGTAAATTCTTTTTCCACCATTTGGTCTTAAGCATCTGATTTTCCCTGCTTCAGCCCATCTTCTTAGGGTACCAGAAGTTATGTCATATTGTTTAGTAATTTTATTTGGTGAAATGTAATTTTCATTATCCATCTTACTTGTTTATAATAGTTAATATAGATAAATAAAAAAAAATAAATATCGATACGCATATTTATCGTTTAATTTTACATAAAAACACTAAAAACACCAAAAAGATAAAATGTATATTAAATAGTATATGTATAAAATATTGTTTTTAAATAAAATGTTTATTTTGTGCGAAATTTACGAAAAATTATTTTCTTTATACATATTATAACAAAAGTTATAAATGGACCCAACTCAATTAAAAGCTACTTATGAACAAACACAATTTTTATCTGGAAAGATAGATGGTGTAGATAAGGATTTATTCAATACACAAAGTCATCAAAATGTTGAAGGATTAAAATCCCAATATTTACAAACACAAGATATACTAAACGCTCAAGAACGCTCGCAATATGCAAATGAGAATCGTCAACATAGAAATCATAATATGTTAAGCGAATCTGTAAAACAAGGCACTGCTGACTCTAAAGATACTGTATTCCGCACAAGCGCTATAACAAATGATTATATAAAATCAGGTGCTGCTGATATTAAAGATACTGTATTTCGCACAAATGCTGTAACAAATGATTATATAAAAGCAGGTACTGCTGAGAATCTTTTGGCTACAGAACGTACAGGTGCTAAGATTGATGATAACGTTTACAGAACTGCTATGAATATAGATCAAAATATATATAGAAGTCAAAATAGTGTCACTGATGCAGTAACTTTAGGGCGTATTGAAGCTCAAAAAAATACAAACGAACTTATCACATATCTCAAATCGAATAGTGATAATAATTGGTCAAACTTTGCAAATATTACAAAAGATGTATACCAAGGAAAAGCTGAAACAATTTTATCTGGAACAAATCAATACGCAATTCTTGCTAAACAAGCAAGTGATAATACATCAGCTATCCAAATGGAAGCATTGAAAAACAAGGCCGATTTAGCTAAACAAATGGCATTTGAATACAGTGATCTAAAAGACAAAATACACTCATCTGAATCTAATATCAAAGAAGTTTTACGATCACAAGAAAGTGATAGATTACGTGATGTTTTACGTGCAACAGAAAATAAAAGTTTATACTTTGAATTGAAAAACAATCATCACCACCACGGTCATCGAAGACATCATTAGGGACGCGGACGATCTAGCAATAAAAGAGATGATGCTGTAAATAAATCAGATATAAGTTTTCAATCAACTGATATAACGACTAAAATAAATGATTCAAAAAGCAAAAGTAAAACTGCAAATGAAATAAATAATAAAATAAAAAAAAGTAAAACTGCAAATGAATCGAATGCATTGTTAGATCGTCAATCGGATAAACAGACTGGTATATCTACAGGAAATTTAACCAATACTCTTTTAAACTCTTTGTCTATAAAAGATTCTACTAAAAAATTATCAAATAATATCATAAATGATACCGTAAATAAGATATTTAATGATCAACCAATAAAAATACTTGAAAAATTAAATGTTGATATTTTAAATAATCAATCTTTAGTATCTATAAAAAAAAACCCTAAAACAGAAACTCTTAAAAAAAGTGACTCGCCTGACCAAGCTGAAATCCCAATAATAAAATCACGCTCATTGAGCGATAATGAAATTCCAAATGATACATTGAAGGAAGACCAGTTAAAAGTCGAATATATAGTAAATAACAGTGAAAACGTCGATTTATTAAAAGACGATACCAAAGTCAATTTGTTAAAAGACGATGTTAGCGTCAATTTGTTAAAAGACGATGTTAACGTCAATTTTTTAAAAGACTATATTAACATCAATTTGTCAAAAGGCGATGTTAGCGTCAATTTATTAAAAGACGATACCAAAGTCGATTTATTAAAAGACGATACCAAAGTCGATTTATTAAAAGACGATACCAAAGTCGATTTATTAAAAGACGATACGCAAGTCGATTTATTAAAAGACGATACGCAAGTCGATTTATTAAAAGACGATACGCAAGTCGATTTATTAAAAGACGATACGCAAGTCGAATATATAGTAAATAACAGTGAAGTTGTCGATTTATTAAAAGACGATACTAAAGTCGAATATATAGTAAATAACAGTGAAGTTGTCGATTTATTAAAAGACGACATCAAAGACGATGTAAATATGGATGTAAATATGGATTTATCAAAATATGATACCAATGACGATAAAACTATGGTAGAAAATATAAAAGAATTTATTCAAAAAGAAGAAGAGGTACAATTTTCAGATGATATATCAATCAATTTTCGAGATGATAAAAAATATGAAAGTTCGATTTTAGATGAAACGCAAAGTATAGTTGAAAGTATTAGTAGTACGAAAACAAGAAAAAATCCTTTCAGTAAAGTTCTTAAAAAATTTAAAAAGAAAAATACAGAAGATTAATAATATACTAATAACAAGAAACTCAATTCTAAAATACGAAATCAAAAAACTAAATTAATAAAACAATAATTTAGTTCAAGAGATTGATGTCGAGTTTAAAAGAGTATGTATTTTTACAAGTATTGTATATAATAATTTTATTTACTATATATAAATAATGACAAGTTTATCTATATATAAAAATAAACCTATTACTTTTTTATTAAATGAATTTTCTAAAACAATTACTCAATTTACAAAATCACCACACGGTAAAACAGATACAAAGATAAAATCTTTAATAAAAGAAATCAAACTGAGAGAATTAAATGATAATCAAAAAGAAAAATTTAATAGATTGTTTATTAGATTTCTTTGGTTATAATTCTTATAACAATTCTTATAACAATTCTTATAACAATTTTTATAACAATTCTAATCTATATTTTAAAAAAAACGTATTCTTTAGATACTTGGATAAAATACCCATTTTGTCGTTGGGTCATTTTGTGACATATATCCAACTATTTTCTTGAAAATATCGTCTTGTTGACGTAGTTTATCAGTGCTTTTAAGTAAAGGAAAATATTTTGCAAATTCGTGTAACCCAATTATCTGGAAAAATTTATGAAGTGTATAACTATATGATAAGAAATTCTTTCTACCTTTTGGTTTAAAATTTTCATATGGATCTTGAATTTGTTGAAACATTACCTTTATCTTTTCTTCTACTTCTGGTGTTAATGTAAATGGTGGTCTTCCATTGAGACGATTAATAATACCAATTACATTATCATAATAATCATTAAGATTGAGTTTTTTAAGATACTTTTTAATTTTGTCCTCTGTAAGTGTATTTAAATCCTGAATTCTTTCTTTGTTCGCTTCTAATAACACTTTGTCTAAAATCTCTTGTGGAATACCACGATTCTCTTTTGATTGGAAACGCCTTAACCAATCCAATAAATGAGTTTTCTTATCATAGGTAAATTGTGGTCTATAATCAAAATCTTGGAGTTCTTTGTATGATAGATCTGTGGCTTGTTCTACAGTATGTGCACATTTTCCACAAGAAGGACATACTAAAAAACTATGTTCTGTAACAAGTGATGTTCCGCACTCTGAACATTGGACCGAATCTTTTTTAAATTCTCTTTTTTGATTCATATAATCTGGTTCAAATTTATATAAATACGAATCAACCAATTCGTTTTTTTTAGTGTATAGATCATTTAATTCGGTGTTTTGTTCTGGTGTTAAATCCTTGATGTTTAAAAAATAATGTTCTCGTTCTTCAAGTTCCATGTACTCCATTATAATAGAAGAAGATTCTAGTAAATAATCGAGCTCTTCCTTGCCTGAAATAATTTTCGCCCTTTCTTTTTTCAAATCTTCTAGTTTAAACTTGTTTAATCTTAAAAAAGCTATATCCTCTTCAATTTTTTCATTGCTTTTCTTTTTTGTATTGTTTGTTTTTTTTAACAAAGCCTCAATATTTCTAATCTTATTATCTATATTCTTAACTTGATCACTTTGTTTTTTAAAATCTAACAATTTACTCTCATGTTTATGCATTATAGAATGATGACTTTTTGATTTCTGTTTTGTACCATTGTACTTTTTAGAAAAAGCAGGGACACCGTGTGAATCTTTCTTTTTTCTCATATAATCATAATATCAGTATATAATATATGTTTTTAAATGCGTTGACGGTTGAATATTGTATTTTTTTTAATAGTAAAAATATATGAATCATCGCAATATATTAGTAAATTTTTTAACAAAATATTTATTTATACTCAATGCCGCGTCTGATGGATGGAGTATTTGTTATATCGGTGGTAATCGCTTTGAATTTACGAAAACGGGTAAACAAATAATTGACAATAAATACATTAATCGTAAATTAGACAATATATATTTGCATCTTAAAACATTTTAATATAATAAAATTACAATAAAATTACAATAAAATTACAATAAAAAAAAACTGAAAATGGTATTTAAAAGTAACATTTTATTATTCGTAATTAAGAAATGTGGAAGATTTTGAGTATTTTAACATTAGTGAATGCGTGCGATAAAAATAACAATTGTAAACATAATATTGTAACTTCTATTGTTCCAAAAACTAGAGACATTACTTTACCAACACCAACTTGTTTTAATACTATTATTACTACTACTATAACAAAAAATATTAAAAATACAATTACAGATACAATTACAGACACAATTACAGACACAATTACAGATACAGCTACAATTACAGACACAGCTACAATTACAGACACAGCTACAATTACAGACACAGCTACAATTACAGACACAGTTACAGATATTTTATTTGTTACAGAATCTTGTACTGCTCCAATTAATGACAGAGATATTACAATAGAAATTCCTACTGAAACTCCTACTGAAACTCCTTGTCCTGAAGAAACTGAACCAATTAATAGTAGAGATATTACAATTGAAATTCCTACTGAAACTCCAATTGAAATTCCAACTGAAACTCCTTGTCCTGAAGAAACTGGACCAATTAATAGTAGAGATATCACAATAGAAATTCCAACTGAAATTCCAACTGAAATTCTAATTGAAACTCCTACTGAAACTCCTTGTCCTGAAGAAACTGGACCAATTAATAGTAGAGATATCACAATAGAAATTCCAACTGAAATTCCAACTGAAATTCCAACTGAAATTCCTACTGAAACTCCTTGTCCTGAAACTACTGTAACAGAGGTTGCAACTGCAACTGTAACAGAAACGTCATCAATTGAAGTGTTAATTACGAGTTCTAGTTTAATTGAAACAGCTACTCTTTTGTAAAAAACTACTGTGTGTAAGTTTATTAATTAATATAATTTTAATATTTAATTAATAAATGTATAAGTTATTATATTTTGTGACCAGTGTAATAGCAAATTTTATAAATATGGATTACAATACTGTATCTGATCTTGCAAAAATGTCTTATAATGTATATTATGATATAAATCATAAAAATTGGTTAAATACTACATTAAACAATGTTATTGATGTGAGTGTATCAAATGACACAATAAGGGCGTATTTATTTACGAACAATGAAAAAACGAATACTGTAATTGCTTTTAAAGGTACGAGTACGTATTGGACAAATAATAATAATAAATTAAATGAAATGTCTTATAATTCGCAAAATCACAAAAATATGTGTATGTTATCTAGTTCTGTAAATGATAAATACAATGATAATTTGTTTTTTTCATGTTGTTTTTATAAACAAAATAGTTTGTTTGAAAATTGTAAAACGTGTAATAATACGGAAATATATAGTTGTTGTAGTGATTGTTATAAAACGAGTGTAAGAGATGAAAATAATTATATAAATGATATTAGTAAAATTATTGATCGAGTAAAAACGGAAATTAATTTTAACGAGTCAAAAATTTACTTTACAGGACATTCTTTAGGAGGAATGTTAGCGAGTATAGCTGCTCTGTTATATAATAAAACTGGTGCAAGTTTTGAAACACCAGGTGATTTGCATTATATAAAATTAGCATACAACATTAAACAGAATAACAATTTTTATCATTTTGGTCATACAGCTGATCCAATTTTTATGGGAAATTGTGGTAGAACATGTTCTTTATTTGGGTATAATATTAATACAATGTGTCATACTGGTTATACGTGTTTGTATGATTCAAAGACAAAATTAGGTTACAGTGAATCTATATTTAGTCACAGAATAGAATATATTGTAAAAAATATAATTCCAAAATTCGAAAATGATATGCCTAATTGTACAATCGAGTCTAATTGTAATGATTGTACAGATTGGAATTTTAATTAAAGTGTCTCTTTTATTTTACTAAATTACGAAATTGTTTATGTAATTTTGATGATCGGAATGATTTGTCTAGAGAATAAGATTCTATATGTTTTTGTTTTATAGGTTTCGTTTGGTATATATTATGAAACATCGTTTTTATTTTTTTTGATAGATTTGGTTTTTTTTGCGTCAAGGCTTTATAGTTTTCTATTATATATTTATGCATTTGTTCGACATTTGACTTTTGTTCGACATTTGACTTTTGTTCGACATTTGACTTTTGTGCTGTAGTTTGATTTTTACCAAGTTCATTTACTATTTTTTCATAATACTCTTTTGTGAATATTATAAATTCGGTTTTAGGAAATGTTCGTTCTAATATATTAATAATACTTTTCGGGACAGTACCAATGTTTTTTAATGATTTAATTAATATAATAATATCATATATGTTTCTACCATTTGTAGTAGTGTGTTCCATTATATTTTTATAATGGAAAGGTACTCCTAATTTTTGAGGAATCCAGGCGTATCCAAAGTCCGATAATAGAAAAATGTATCCAAGATTAGGTAAATAATACTTTCGATCGTTTATTGTATATGTCCAATATCCACCAGGTTTGACTTTATGTATTAAAATATTCTTTAAATGTAAATCCGTATGTATCATATTAAAATATCTTTTTATTGCTAAAACACTTATCATAATTTGAAACAATGCGTTCAACCACAATTCGTCGCTATGATTCTGTTTGGCCCAATTATAAAAATTATCAGATGTTGCGTATTCATTATATTGTCTTATAACATTTTTGGTGTAATCCCAATCGTAGTTTAAAATATAATGTGGGCATATTTTTTGTAAAACTAGTTGATTAGTTAATTGAAGAGATATCAGTTCTATTAAACTAGGTTTATTAAAACCATCTTTGCTATAGAATATCTTTTTAATTTTATCTGGTTGCGTGTATAATATACTTTTATCTATACTTTTTCTATCCTTTATTCTTTTTAGATACAAAGCTTTGATTATAAAATGATCGTTGAACAAAGTTTTCAATGTATTTGTTTTTTTTACAAGACTTGATTTAATTTTATAATCAAATTGTGTTTTATAAACAACTCCTTCTGTACCTCGAGATATCTGTTTCTTTTTAAAAAATGATTGTGGAGTTTTATAAATATCTTGATATTTTAATTGGTGAAGTTGTTTATAAGTTTGTTGCCAATCTTGTAATTTTTTATAACGTTCTACTACATTTTGCATTACAAATAAGTAAGAATAAAAAATTACAATTAAAAATTAAAAAAGCGTCTATATGTTGGGTCAAAATTAATTCTCAATCCGTATGTAAAAACTTGAGAACGTTTTGATAAAAGATAATCATAAATTAATTTATATTGTTTCTCTTTTGAGATATTTTTTGGTAATGGGGGAACCTGACTGGGTCCCTTGAAGCACCCATTAGAATCTATACTGATGTGATTTTTATCAAGTAATTGTTTCAATAAAGCAGCTACTACAATTGCACTTCTTTGTTTTCCAGCTTGACAATGAATTAGAATATTTTTTTTATCTATGTATTTTTTAACTAACATTGGTAAAATTATTTTTAAATATTTTTCCATTAGTATAAAATCTCTCTCTAAAAGACTATCGTTAACTGGTATTCTATATATTTCAATGTCTTGTAATTTTGACAATGATTTTTTTGAATGTATTTCATTAAAAAATGATGTGTTTGATGTACAATTCAATATAAAATTTATATCATTTTTTTTAAGAAAGTCTATATCTATAGCTGATTGGTAATTTCCTAACCATAATCCTGGTATGATTTCTGTTACATTTGGTTTATTGTAAATTAGAGTAGATGTTAAATCGTAAATTATGTTGTATATATAAAATAACATTTATTAATAGTATATAATAAATAATAAATAATAAAAATTGATAAACAATTAATATATATTAATAATAATAGATGAAGTCTAGAAAATTTATTATCGAAAAACAAGATACAGCTACGACAACTGCGACAATTGCGTCAAGTGATTATGATGAATATTATTCTGATACAGAAGATGTAACATCGTCAATTCCAACTCGTAAACAAAAAGGTAATGAAATGTTTACTAGTATTGTAAACACTCATTACACAAATGGTAGTAAACAGGAAAAATTTACAATAAATGACATATTGAAAAAACTAGTTAATTATATACCATTAAAAACAATGAATGAAAAAGAGATATTACAGCAATTGCCTATTTTTAAAACGTGGATTAGGTATTACAATGTTAAAACTAAACAATTTAGAACAGGTGGTCTTTTAATGAAAGTATCTTATCCTGATTATATTACGTTGGTAAATACGACAAACAAATTATCTTGGAGTGTTCAATTAAAAGATAATATAATATATATGCCTGATCCAAGAAAAATCAATCATTAAAAAGAAATTCAAAGAAACAGTTGTTTAACTTGAATAAAATAATTAACTTGAATAAAATAATTAACTTGAATAAAATAATTGATTATTAATCATATATTTATTATTTTATTAAAGTTAATGACTGCAAATAAAAGATTTTTAAAAGAAATTCAAAGACTATATTTACAACAATCACAAAGAGAATTATTAGAAAACGATTACTTGATTCGATATGATGAAGCAAATATAAATAAATTATATGCTATAATTAAAGCTCCACATGATAGTGTATATAGACATAAGTTTATAAGATTGGATTTCACAATACCTGATAATTATCCTCATTCACCACCACAAGTTACTTTTGTAAATTACGATTGTGTTAGAATTCACCCTAATATGTATGAAAATGGTAAATGTTGTGCTACTATTTTAAATACTTGGGGTGATAACATATTTGAAAAGTGGACATCTAGTATGGGTATTGAAACCATATTGTTAACATTTCATTCTTTTTTAGATAATAATCCTTATATGTATGAACCAGGTGATAGAGATGATCAAAGTTATACGGTTTATGTTTTGTATCAGAGTTGGGTATCTTGTTTAATAAGATATTTGCAAAATGAAAAGGATGAAACGTTTATTAATTTTATACATACGTATATGCTTACGAATATAGATGAAATTTTTAGTGATTTAAGAAATTCATCTGTAATATATCCATATGCCTATTACAATACAAGATGTTTTGAAATTGAAAGATTTTTAGTAGATTATGAAAGATTATCACTTACATTGCAAAACTATTATAATTACATTGATTTCACAGAAAATTTTAAATCAGATGACGATACACAAATCTCATTTAATGATTTTATGAATACAGAATATGACTGTTGTATATGTTATGATACAATTGAACCAAACGAAAATGCGATTGAACCAAACGAAAATGCAATTGAACCAAACGAAAATGCGATTGAACCAAATGGAGATCGAGGTAATTTGTTTAGATTAAAAAATTGTAAACATCTTTTTCATAAAAATTGTTTAGAAAAACATATTGAAACAAATAACCGTTTGTGTCCAATGTGTAGGACTGAATTGGAAGAAAATGAGTTGGTGGAACAATTGAATGAAATATGGATGATTAATCCATCAACTAAAAGAAGAATTAAAATAGGTGGAAAAACTTGGAATTATTTGAAAAATTCTGGTTTGATTTAATAAGTATAGAATTTAAAAGTGTACAATTTAATATAATTATATATAAAATTGAATTATTATATAAAATTGAATTATTATATATGGAAAGGATGATAAATATAAATCATATTGATTTAGGATGTTTAGATAAATACGAGCATCAAATATCTAATTTAGATAAAAAGACCTTTAGGAAAGTTGAAAAGTACAAAACGTATATATTAAAATCAGTAAATGAAGATTATAAATATGGTAGTTCTTGGTTAGATCTTTTCATATTAGAAAAACAAATAAGACGGTTCGAAAAATTTTTACACAAATATAGTATTAATATTGTTATTCTGAATAATGTATAATTCCTCGAGTAAGTCGGAATCCATTTAATAATTAACTATAAAATGTAATATGTAGTAAATTATCAATGATATGATTCCTGATGCCAATATTAATATTAATATATTTTTTAATGAATTAGGTATATTTTCTGGTGAATTAGGTATAATTTCTGGTGAATTAGGTATAATTTCAGTGTTGTTTTTTTTATGATTAATTTCGTTACTCATTAAAATATCGTTTTCTGTGGCAATATTATTTTCTTTACAAAAATTTTTATATACTTTTTTATTTATTATATCTATTCCTGCAAAATTATAGTAATCCTCTAATGTTCTTGTTTTGCCTAAACCGTATTTGTCTAAATTAAATTGTAAATAATTTACTACTTTATCTTTAAAATCTTTGTCTTTAAAATCTTTGTCATTAAAATCTTTGTCGTTATTTACTACTAATTTCAAATAATACTTTACTTTATCAAATGCTGGAATATCTGAATAGTATGGATTATCTGTCCATATTTTAGGTTTATCTTTTCTTGTATATTCGTGAAATATGATATTTTCAGTAGGTGTGAAAATGTCCCAACCATGTGTATAAAATCTTATGCTATGTAATATTTCTTCTCCGACAAATAAAAATGGCAAATTAGGATCAAATGGCAATTCTTTTAAAAAATAAGATTCGCAAAATAACATACCACCGGCAATATATGGTGTCATATACGGTATATTATTACTATTCATTTCTTCTGAGCCCATAAATGATATCATTCCTCTATCGTTAAAAAATGATTTGCATATTCTTGTAACATTGTTTTTTGTACCGTAGTTATGTTCATCGTATGTGCTTATTTCTTTTGGATAATGACTCAAGACAGGTTTTTTTGATAATCCTTTATTTTTAATATTCGATAACATACCTATACATAATGTATCCCAACCCTTTACGAATTTACTATGACTATCTATTTGTAAAAAATATTCCTCCCCATTCCATAATGTACTACATAAATATCTTGCGTGAGTAGGACCTTTTGCGTCAAAATGTGGAATTCTTATTATTCTTACTCTGGGATGATCTTGGTAACCTTTTGTTACACAATCTATATCATCATCTTCTTCATTTTTATTTTGTTGACATATTCCAACATATACTCTATCTGGTTTGTCAGCCATAGTATATAATGAATCTAATGTAGTACTACATACATCATCTCTGTAACTTGCAATACTTACAAAAATTGCTCCAGGTTTAGATTTCATGTTCTCTTATATTATAACAATATTTTTTAATTAATGTAAATTAATTAAAACACTTAAAAATCACCTGTGTTAGTCTATGATATTGATTTTATAGTTACATCCATTCTTGTTTAATTCAATAATTGTATTATTATATGCTTTACAAGCTTCTAATTCTGTATTAAAAGTTCCAATATTAATTTTTTTTCTATTCAACATATAATAACTATTCCATTTGTTAGTTTTATTAAAACTTACACCAATGTATTTACTAGATTTTTCATCTTCTTTTTTTTTAAGTAATTCTGAACGAATATCATTTGGTATAGTTAGATAATTAGAGATGTCGTTTAATGTATATTTTGTATTCAAAGTGTTATTAAAGAATAGAGCCTGTTGATTATATAATTTTGCACATTCGACTTCTTGTTGATTATTTCCTAAATTATAAGTTTTACCAGCTAGTTTAATACCAGCGACATAGACTTTTCGTTTAGAATCATAACTCACACCTATATACTTGGAAGTTTTCTTTTCTGTAATTTCTCGTTTGTTTTCTTCTGGTATATTTCTTGCTACTGTTTTATACCCAGGTATATCGTTTAACAAAAAGTTTGTATTTTCGTTTTCATTTAGATATAAAGCATAATCGTTATATATTTTTGCAGCATCTATTTCGTCAGTAAAATATCCAAGATGGAAATTTTTTTGATTATTCCGTATCTGAGACTTCCACATATTTTTATCCTTGACCCAGCACGCTCCTTTAAAATTTCCTGTTTGAGCACCACTTTGTTGTATGCTATTTTTATTTGTTTTTCGTATTTTTTCAACGTGTTCTTTCACTTTGTTTTCTTCATTTTTTTGTATATTATCAAGGACGTTTGGTTTAATTAATTCCATATTAACATTTAAATTTACTGTTATTTCTTTAAAATGAGTGTGATTTTTAATATCAAATTGTTTAGTATATTCTAATGACTTTTTAATAGTATTGATTGCATAAGCTAATTCAATATCATTTCCGAAATAAAACCACTCTTTTCTATTTTTGATTCTAAATGGATGTAAAGAATGATGTATTAATTTTTCTGTTAAATTCCTATCAAATGTTTCGAATTTAGAATACATTTCTAAAGAGTGAGTGCTAGAACCTACATTTAATTGATCTACTCTTGTTATAGTTTTATCCGCTATTCCGATTTTCATATGTCCTGGTTTTGTTTTATCTCGTATACAATAAATTTCACCAGGTACTCTACTGCTAAATCCTTCGGTTTCTGGTTTGAGTTCTAATTCATTAATAAGTTTTTCTTGTTCAATTAATAGTTGTTCTTTTTCTTCTAGTAATTTATCTTTATTTTCTATTTCGTCTTTAATTATTTGATTATAAATATTTTCTAATTTTACATAATATTTTCTAATTTCTTTACCTTTTTCTGTCTTTGCCAACATACATAAATTTTTAAAAGTATCTATATTTAACATAATTTCATGTTCACTTCTACCTGCATTTTGTTTTTTTTCCCTAGGGATAATTAACAACTTGTAGTCTTCATCTAATGTAAAATTATTCTTAATTGTTTTCATCGCATTTCCCTTATTCGCAAATCCTATCATATGAAAGACATTTTCCAAGTTAATTGGATAGTCATTTGTTGGATGGTAATTCATATAAATATATAGATTCGCTATATACCATTGTTGTTCTTCCTCTGTAAATTCTGTATTAAGAACATTAATCATTTTAGATTCAAGATTGAGAGATAGAGTTGTGTTAGAATTTTTAACTAATTCGTTAAAGTTAATAGCCTTAGGTTTAATCAATTGTGTCATATTGTAATATTTTGATTAATATTATAATATTTTTATTTTTAAATAAGCTTTTGAACAAAATTTTTATTCGGATTCTTATGTCATATGTATCATTGTAATGTAAGTCATTAATCATCGTTTTCTTTGTAACCTACTATATCACCTTGTCTTGAAACGATAACTTTTAATTTCTTGGTTTTTGCAAATTTACGTTTTAATTTATCCAAGTGTTCTTGATCTTTATCATCATCCTCTTCATAATTATCATTATAATTTTTGCTATGAAAATTCCAAAATTTAGGATGTCCTGCTCTAAAGTTGTTGTGATATTCTGCTTTATACCAGAAAACTTGGTCTCTTAGATCACTACTATTTCCTGATGTTTTTATAACCAGACACTCGTGATTTTGAGTACACGCATCCAGGATATTGCAAAAGTGATCAAACGAGGGCAACATTCCAGCGTAGTCGTCGTATATTTTTTTTCTATTTTTTACACTTGGTTCGTTGAATATAAATACATAATCAATATTACTTCTTAATTCGGGAGTAATACCTAAAGGATATTGCATAGTTAATATAAAAAGAAAGTTATAATGTCTACCATTGAAGAAAATACTTTTAATTGTTTTTTCTTTTTTCCAGTTTTGTGCATCGTGTAACATATCATCTAATACTATAAATAAATTATTACTAGGATGTTTTCCAGTTTCAGATATGCCTTTTGCTTTTGTTTCTCTTATTTTTTTCTTTTGACGAATCATAATACTATCTATTAGTTCAGGATTATATTCTGAATGTATAAAACTATCAGGTATAAAATCTCCAAAAAAAGGTGATGCCTCTTCTGTTCCTGAAAATACAATTCCTGATGGTATATCCTTGTGATGGAAAAATATATCTCTAACAAGCCATGATTTTCCACTCCGCCTCTTACCTAAACATAGTATAGTAGCATCCGGCATAATACTTTTTATTTTAAACTTTTTAAGAGATAATTTTTCAAATTCGTTAATCAACATTTCATTCTTAAAAATATACGTTCAATTTTTTTTCGTTTTTTAAACGTGTTACAAACGAAAATATAAAATACTCCAATAAAATATAGAAGAATACGATGAGAGAATATATTGTAATAACACAAGTTAAAAACGAATGTTTAAAGGAATTTGATGATAAAAAAGATTTAGATTTAGCTTATTCAAAAAATAAACGCGTAAGTTTTAATAAGAACAAAGTTGTATATTGTTATTCGTATAAACCCCTAACATTATATAAATCTGGATTAAATTATTGTGTGAAAAATGTTTCAAAAATTGTAAATAATATATTAAAAAATACGAAAGATCAGTAAATATATAAACTACAATTGTCAATTGACTTAATATATAAACTACAATTGACAATTGACTTAATATATAAACTACAATTGTCAATTGACTTAATATATAAACTACAATTGTCAATTGACTTAATATATAAACTACAATTGACGTTATCAATACCTTATTTTATTATTTGTATAGGAAAATGTGTTAGTTATTTGAAATTATTATCATAATACATAATACGTAATATATATAATATGATTACATTGTGTATTGATCCTGGTTTAAGAAATTTGTCTCTTTGTATTATGAATAGTAATTATGAAATTTTACTATGGGATGTGTATGATGTATTAGATAGTGATGATTATCATTGTGAAAGCGAATTAAAAAATGGAAAAATATGTGGTAGAAAATGTAATATGAAACATAAATGCGAAGAAACATTTGTATATACGTGTAAAACACATTTTCCAAAGGATATAAAAGCAACAAAGAGTAATGATTTTAAAAAGAAAAATGTAGATACGTATCTTTTACAAGATATAGCAAAAGTTTTTATTCAAAAAATCCAAGAATTATATGATGAGAATCCTGTTTTTAAAGAATTAAATAGTATACTTATAGAATTACAACCTAAATGTAATAGTAAAATGTCATTTGTTAGTCACGTACTTTATGGTAAACTTGTTGAATTATATAAAGAAACAAATGTCACTATAAGATTCGTTAGAGCATCACAGAAATTACGTGCCTATACAGGTCCAGTTATTGAATGTAAATTAAAAGGTAAATATGCTCAAAGAAAATGGTTATCAATTCAGTATATAAAATGGTTTTTAGAAAATAAATTTTCAAAAGAACAAAAAGAAAAATGGTTACCGTTTTTCGAGTCTAAAAAAGTACAGGCTGATATGGGAGACACTGCACTTATGTCAATTAATGCTATATCTGGAATACCAAAGAAACAATTAAGACACAAAAATGGAAACGAAATAAAATAAATCTAAAAATGAGAATTGAAAATTAACAACATTATTATATATTTTTTGTGTTGTGTAAGGTAAAGGTAAAATATTACAGGTAGTTAGAGTTATAAATGTTTATCGCACTTTTTGGATTTCACCAATATCTGAAAGATTATAACAAAAAAATATCCAATATTCTATACGTATAGTATATTTAAAATGTTTCTTAATATAAGCATATATAATGTTAAATGAATAAGATATTTCATTTTTGTAATAATTATTGAAATCGTTTATTAAACTAAAAGGGTTTCTTTCATCATTTAATTTTGATTCTGATTCTGATTTAAATAGTATATCAATTAAAAAAGTTGTTATATGGTAAAAACGCATTTTACATAGAAAAAATGGGGAATTTGATTCAAAATTAGACTTTATTTCTTCATATAACAAATATATACTATCTGAATAATTGTCTAAAAAATTGTCTATTTCATCATAGTCGGATGAGGATATGTCATTTTCATCATATTCAATCATTTAAAACTAATTTCCTTATGTTTTTAAATTTTAAATTGTACTTGAATTTTTTTTTAAATTGTACTCGAAAATTTTTTTTAATTGTAAAATTTAAATTTATTTTATTATACTATATTAAAAAACAATGATTGCTAATATTATAAAGTTTATTCAATCAAATGATATGATCAAGATTGCCTTAATTCTTGTTGCCTTTTACTTAGTTATAACTTATACTAAAACCAAAAACGAATCAATGGAAAATTATTTAGTTCCAGAATATCTTGAAAACGTTTCTCAAGGTGACATTGTTCAAATGGAACAAGCACCTGTAAAAGAAATCCAACAACAAAAACAAGTAGATGCTATTGTTGCTAAGGATGATGAAATTAAACCAAGTGATTTACTACCTGATTATAAGGCCGAAAACGAATTTTCTAAGGAAAATCCAGTTACTAAACTTTTAAAAGAACAAAACTTTTTAATTAGTGGATATCACGTTGGTATTAATACTGTAATGCAATCTAACAAGATTCCATATCACGATATCCGATCGCTTCCACCTATCCCAAAAGAAAGTGTTGGACCTTGGAATCAAAGCAGTTTTGAACAAAGTCCAGCTCAAATGAGAAGATTCTTTGAAATTGGTGTATAAAAAATATTACTAAAAACGAAGATAAGATATATCTTTTTAATTAAACAACAATTAAAAAGATTTTAATTTAGATTATAACAAAAATAAAAGTGTAAAACCCGTAAATATGATGGTAAACGTTGAATGATTATGTAAAATACATTTATTAAGTTTTTTTATTTAAAAACAAATTCTTATATGAGGATATAAACACTTTACGACATCGAAAAATGAATGAAGAAATCAAAACGGATAATAATTGTATAATTAAAGCATTTGAAAATAACCCTATAGCAATATTGTACGAAGATATTAATAATAAAAAGGTTTATTGTTTCAAAGCATCAGATATAGGAAAGGCGTTAAATTTAACAAATATTAGAGTATCTATTCAAAATTACGATGAAGATGAACAGGTCGTAAGGAAAGCTTACGACCTCCGAGGATGTGAACAAGATACTACATTTTTAACAAGTCAAGGTGTTTATCGATTACTTTATAACTCTAAAAAAGAAATAGCTAAAAAATTTAGAAAATGGGCAGGAAATATATTAGATGACATAATCTTTAATGAATCAGCAGAATTAAAGAGACAAATAGAAGAGAAAGAAAAACAAATAGAAAAACAACAAAAAAAAATAGAATTGTTAGAAAATAGGCCAGAGACAGAAGGGTTTTCCGTTAAACCAGGATATATATATTTAATTAAAGATACATCAAGTATAGGATCTTATAAAATAGGGTTATCAGAAAATCCTGATGGGAGATTATCAGCATTAAATGTAAGTTCTAGTAATAGATCTTTAAAAATGTTAACAATGTTTAAATCAAACAATATGAAATACGCTGAAAAAATAATTCATATATTATTAGAACCATTTCGTATTAAAAAAAGAGCTGAATGGTTCTTTTTTACTAACGATTTAGAATTAAATTATGCGATTGATATTATTAAGAATGGTGTTGAATTAATTGATAAATGTAGTTTTATAGATTATATATCATTTAAAAATTATGCTGTAAATTTACCAGATAAATTACAAATACCTTTAAAAGAAATAATATTTGAAAAACCTGATAAATATAACAAAATTAGTAATTACAATGGTGTTTCTTGGTATATTAAACAAAATAAATGGGTCTCGCGATTAACTAAAGATAATAATACAGTTTTTTTAGGTTATTACGATACAGAATTAGAAGCGGCAATAGTGTATAATGATTATGCAAGTTATCTAAATGAAACGTTAGAAATTAAATATAGATTAAATGAAATAGAAAATTATATCCCTAAGCCAAAAGATATGGTTAAAGAATATCGTGAAAAAAGATTTCAAAGTAAATCTAGTAATTTTAATGGAGTATATTTTGTAAAATCTAAACAAATATTTGAAGCTAGTATTCAATATAAACGTAAAAGTTATAAATTAATTAAAAATACGAGTGACATAGAATGTGCTAAAGTATATAATGAACAAGCATTATTTTTTAATAATAATTTTGGAACTAAGTATAAACTAAATGATATAGAAAATTTTATAATACAAGAAAATTTTATAATACAAGAAAAAAATCATATTAATGATTTAGAAATTAATAAAGTAAAAAAATATAGTAGATTTGTAGGTGTTTCTATTAGAAATGATAATGGAAAATTTAGAGCATATATTAAACATAATCGCAAAGTAATTAATTGTGGAAGTTTTAATAATGAAATAGATGCAGCAAAAGCTTATAATAAACAAGCTGAAGAATTAAATAAATCAGAATCAACTAAAATTAAATATTCATTAAACGTTTTTGATGATCATGACCTATCAATTAAATAATTAAAAACCTTACTTTAAATTATTACTTTAAATTATTACTCAAAATTATTGAGTAATAAGTATCATTAAACTAATTTGCTTCTACTTTTAGAGCGCAAGTTTTTGATTTATTAGAACAAACAGCTCTTATACTTTCGTATGTATCTAATACTTCTTGAAAACTAGGTGAAACTTTTGTAACAAAAGTTTTTTCTTTAAATTGTTTTAAGGAATCGTAATAGTTTTCCTGTGAACCATTTGTTTTTGAACCAGAATGGTATATCTTTTTTAATCTTTTTTTTTCATCATTGTAGCATTTTTTCTCCTGTGCTATCAACTTTTGATTGACTTTATTTCTAATATCGTATAACCAACGCATTAATTCAATTCTACCTGATAAAGCTGATTCTATGGGGAGTTCTTTGCAAAATTTTTTAAATGATTCTCTGCAATAAATACAAGGCATAGTATAACCTAAACTTAATAACATATTCTTAAAATGCCTTTTTATATGTACGTGATCACCATTACTTTTATCTATTTTAATAGGATACCCTCCCATTATACAAGAAAATAAAAAATACCAACCATTTGGACCCCACGATTTCGTTGATAATCCGGATGTAGAATGATATTTTGTATAATCAATCTTTTTATTTGTCATCTTATATATACAAATAAAAAAAGTTTGTTAAAATTATAAAAAGTTGAAAAATTATGGTTAAAATACAGTATAAATTATAATGAAACCTTTAGATATATATTATTATTTAGATTTTGATGACACATACGAGACGGATTTCGTAGAAAGATCTATCGAATTGAATGTAAAAGTATATGAAAAAAATTATAATATAAATAAAATCATAAAGTATAATCTGGAAAACAATCTTTTAAACGAATTTGAAACAGATACTATTAAACGTGGTTTATTAATTTTTAATATAATGTTCAAAAAATTAAAATTAAAGTGTACATACGATGTATGGTTTATTTATTTGTCAAATGGATGTACATTTAAAGATGTGTTTATAACTTTACTAAATAAAAATCCTAGTGTAAAGAAATCTCTATACTCTGTTAATAAATTTACATATTCTATAAGAAAAAATCAAATAGAATCAGAAAAAAAAACGTCAAAGTTAGAACAAATGCAAAAGGTAAATGAAACTCTCAAAAATTTAATCACCAATACTACATTAATCACATACGATGACCTATTATAATAAGATGAAATGTTGTAATGGACATTTAATAAATGTCTGACTAGTTATTCCGTGCAAAAATACAATAGCAAAATCCTGTTCATTCTTATAATCTCTTATCTCACCAATATATCCCTTATACAAATTTAAAATACTATTTTCATTATATATAATTCTAACCATATTTCCCTTTTTTACATTTTTATATAATACGTGACCAGTTTCATCTTTTGCCTCGCTAAAATTAATTTCTTTTTTGTTAATGTATTTCGATTCTGTTTTTTTATACACTTTTTCCTCCAAGTTTTTGTTTTCAGTATTGTTTTCAGTATTGTTTTCAGTATTGTTTTCAGTATTGTTTTCGGCGTCTTGATCTGTTGATTGTTTTGACTTTTTTAAAAATTGAAAGAAATCCATTTAAAATTATAATAATATAGTTTTTAAATAAGATGTTTTACGTGTGTATTTGTATTTTTAGTTTTGCATTTCCATTAATATATGTATATAGAAGATTTATCTTATTAAATGCTATTTGGTTATGTTTTAACTTGTATAAATTAAAAACGTATGTGAGTGGGTTATGTTTTAATCCTATTAAAGATAGTGTTGAGAAAATTTTTTGTGAAACTATAAATGAAAATATTTATACTGAATACAAAATTGTACAAGATGAAAAGGAATATACAATGGCGTTTGTATCAGATACAAATCGTGGTTTGTATAATGATCTAGTTAAATTTAACAAAAATAAAAAGAATATAATTTCATATAAAAATAAAATTGTATTTGCTGGTATAATAGATGAAAATGACCTTGTATTATTTGATATAACTAATGAATTTCGTAAATTCTGTTTTTATTTTAGTAAACCAATCTGTGTAAATTATTTTTTAGATTATTTTATGTACATGTATAAACAAAAGAGTGATGATATATTAGATCATTACTTGACTATTTATATGAATGACGAAGATTTTTCACAAAAGAAGTATTGTATAAAACAAATATTAAACAAGAATACAAGAATACAAGAATAATTTATACAAATTGTTTATTAAAACAAGAAAACGAGAATAATTTATACAAATTGTTTATTAAAACAAGAAAACAAGAATAATTTATATGAATTTTGTTTATTATATGAATAATTTATATTATAAACTAGTATGCATATTATAAACTATAAACTACTATGAAGAAGAAAATAGATACATTATTATTTAGTGGTGGTGGAATGAGGGGTATTGCGTATGTAGGTGTTGTAAAGTATTTTGAAGAATTATCAAAGAGTGACAAAGTAACATTTGATATAAAAGAACTATGTGGTGTATCAGTTGGTAGTTTATTTGGTTTACTATACATTATAGGTTATACTTACGATGAGTTGTATAAAGAAGTTATAGATGTAGATTTTTTAAATTTACAAAAATTTAAAATAAGTAATTTTATATCAAAATACGGATTGGATAATGGAAATAAAATGATTGATTGGTTAACAGGATTATTAGTAAAAAAGGGGTTTTCCAAAGATACAACTATGAGAGAATTATGGTTAAAAACTCGAATAAATTTCCGTGTTGTTGTAGCTGATATAAATACTTATAGTATGGTTATTTTTGATTATATAAATACACCTAATTTAAAAGTTTTAAAAGCAATTAGGATGTCTACATGTATTCCTCTTGTTTTTTCTTCACAGTATTATAACAATACGTATTACGTTGATGGATCTATTATAAATAATTATCCGATACAAATATATGAAAATAATTTAAGTACTACACTTGGTTGTAAATTATTATCAAAAAGAGAAATATGTAAGGATAATTTGATTGATTCATTTGATAGTTATCTCTTTAATATTATAAATTGTTTTTTAATAAACAAAGAAAAACAAGCGTCTTTATTTGATAAATACACTGAACATACTATTGATATAAGTGCATATCAGGTAACAAATGTATTAAATTTTGATTTATCAAAAAGTGATATACAATCATTGATAGATATGGGGTATAATTCTTGTTCCAGTTACTTTGTCGTAAAACAAGAAATTGACAATGATAAATATTGGATTTAACCAACACGTTTAAGTTGGTAGTTTAAGTTGGTAGTTTAAGTTGGTAGTTTAAGTTGGTATATATGTTTCACCACTAGTCCAAGACATATTGTGAACAATTACTTTGTATTGTTTATTGTTATAATTAACAAATGATGCGAAAATATGAATTCCAGGTGTTATTGATAAGATTTGTGATATTTGTAAACATTTGTCATAAACTATTGCCTTTCTATTTCCAGATGGATCTTCAAAAGTACATAGGTTGTAAATTGTATCGAATTTATCAAGGTCTGTTATATCATTTGTGTAAAACTCAAATATATAATCGTAATCAAATGCTGTATTCAAACTCATTATCGTGTTTATAATATTGTACAATAAAATAAATAAATAAAATAAACAAAATAAATAAAATAAACAAAATAAACAAAATTATGTATATGAAAATAAAAAGAATTATGTGGTGTTTCCGGACCAAGACATATTGTGAACAGTTACTTTGTATCGTTTATTGTTATAATTAACAAATGATGAACATGTACGAATTCCAGGTGTTTTTGATAATATTTGTAAAATTTCTAAATATTTGTTATAAATTAACACCTTTCTATTTCCAGATGGATCTTCTAAAGTACATTGGTTGTAAATTGTATTGAATTTATCAAGGTCTGTTATATCATTTGTGTAAAACTCAAATAGGTAATCATAATAGTATATAGCGTTTAAACTCATTATCGCGGGTTTTGTGTTTATAATATTATATAATAAAATAAATAGTCGTAATATATGAAATATACGAAATAAATAGAATACGAGTTGAGATTGAATTTTAAATAAATTAAAGACGTATTTTGAAATTATTTTCATATATAATATTAGAATGAGTTTTATTGAAGATTATGAAGTAATTCGTCATATAGGCAAGGGGTCTTTTTCAAATGTATATTTATGCAAGTATGATAGTCCTTTGATGACAGAAGAGGATGAATTGTTTATAATAAAGGAAATAAATATAAACCGGTTAGTGAAAAGTTATATTTCAAAAAGTTCAGGTAATACAATTAGATGTGTTAATAAAAAAAAAGATAAAAAGAACATTGATGTAAATATCACACCATATACTAACAATGACGAATTAGTAAACACAGAACAAGAGTATTATTTTAAACGTTTAGAAGAATTAATAGAGAGTGAGATTGAAATTTTATCTAATATGGAACATCCAAATATTATTAAATTTTATGGATATACAAAACGCGATGGAATATATTATTTAAGGATGGAGTATTGTAATGGCGGTGACGTGTATGATTTTTTAAAAGGAAATATAGGTAATAAATATAAAAATGAATGTGGTGGATTTACTAATTCCTTTTTCTACGAGTTTTTAAAACAAACAGTTGATGGTTTGGATTATATTCATAGTAAAAATATTATACATCGTGATATAAAATTACATAATATTTTAATAAAAGATGACGGTAATAAAATTGATTTTAAAATTTCAGATTTTGGTTTTGCTTGTTATGATTTATCTAGTGAACCTCGATTTGATAAAAAGAATATTTTACATAGAAAATATTACAAATTATGTGGTACACCATATTATATGTCTCCAGAAATAATACAAAGTATGAATGAAATGGAAAATATTACAAGTTATGTGGTACATAAAATAAATTTGTTGAAAAAAAAACGTTTCAAGTTCTTATACGATAAACGAACAGATATTTGGAGTTTAGGAATATGTATATATGAATTGATGTTTAATTTGTTACCATTTTCAAATATAAAGAGTATTAGTGATTTAGAACGTTTTTATAATTTGAATAATATTCAGGAAATATTTAATAAGAAGATTAATAGAAGAATGGTTTTAAAAGATTGTTTCAAAGATATCTTGTATAAGATCTTGTGTATAAATTACAATGACCGTTGTGACATAAGCGATGTAAAACGATATTTACAAGATACTGAATTGAACGCGATGGTAGATTGTGTAAACAAAGATATAGCCAACGTAAAAGATATTATAAATTGTAGAGAGAATATGTATATTAAAAATGAAAAGATGAAAAAAGATATAGTAAAAAATCCATTGACGAACAATGATTGTGAATCGGATTGGGAAAAAATTAATAAATGTAGTTCTTTACAAATGGTATTAGAAAAGAGTATAAAACGTGGTTTTTTTGATTGGTTATTTAGAAAAGACTGTTAAAGTAAAGTTTTTATAAAGGTATTTTGTATTTTTATAATTTTGTATTTTTATAATTTTGTATTTTGTATTTTTATAATTTTGTAATTGTATATATTTTTTTTATTAAAGTATTATATATAAAAAAATGGGTCAAGGACAATCAGGAATAGAAGGACCAGAAGGGCCAGAAGGACCACAAGGTGAAAAAGGACCAATAGGACCATTGGGGCCAACAGGACCAAAAGGTGACACAGGACCAGCAGGACCAGCAGGACCAACAGGACCAACAGGGCCACTGGGACCAACAGGACCACAAGGACTACAAGGACTACAAGGATCACAAGGGCCAAAAGGAGATCCTGGAAATATCGCATTTAATCCAAATGATCTCACAGCTATTTCAACTTCGTTATCTAGTGATAATGAATTTCTAACTGGATTAAGTGATAAAGTAGCACTAAATTCCGAGTTAGCTAAGACTATAGGTGGGCAAATTACTGGGAATCTAACCACAAACGCATTATTAGGAGCTGATGTAGCAGGAAGACCTGAATTTAAAACAGAAATAGCTAATTTGTTAACAACAAATGCCACTTATAAAGCCAGAATAAAGGGAGATCCTGGTAATCTTGGAGATGCCAATGCTGTAAAAACTGCACTTATCGAAAGAACAGTTTGGTGTGCTGATGGTACTACAGCAACTACATGTAATGTACCAACTGGAAAAACTTTAACAACTGGAAAAATCTCAGCAACTGGAGATATAATAACAACTGGAGATGTAACAGGTAAAAATTTTACAGCAACTGGAAATATGACAGCAACTGGAGATATAACAGGTAAAAATATGACAACATATGATGTAAATGCAACTGGAAATATAACGGTAGCTAATGATATATGGTTGTCAGGTGCAAATAGTAAGTGGATTATCCATAGACCACGAAAAGCTGCTGATAGACAGTTAGAAATTGCTCCACAAAACGAAGCAAAAACCGAATGGCTGTGGGATAATGGTGTAAAATTGTACGCAGATGGTGGTGTAAATGTGAAAACTCTTACAGCAAGTAATATTAACGCAACTAATGCTGTTTATACCGATACTATTTGTAATAAAGCTAATACTGGATGTTTTAAAGTAGAAGGTAATAATAGTGCAACTTTTAAACATATATATGCCAACAATCCTGATGAAGCAAGTTATACAGAAATGAAAGTAGGTGGTAAGGGAGTTTTATTTAAAAATGGCAATACAAGAACAGATGATGGTGGGATAAAAACATTTACTATAAGAAATGACGATGGGGATTTAAGATTACAGGCTACTACTGGGGATTTAAGATTACAGACTACTGGAAGGGTAAGAGTACCTCAAACTGCAGTAATAAATTCTATACATGTAAATGGGGAGCTTGATGCATGGAATAAGGGAATTAATATTAAAAATGACAATGGAACTTGGACACATTTGGGTGCTGAGAATAGCGTCAATTATATCAGAGGAGAAACAAAATTTGCTAACCCTGTAGAAATTGGTAGTTGGAGAATTGAAGAGGATAGTGAAGGAAATTTAGTTTTCAAAAAGTGGAAAAATAATAAATGGGCTACCAACGAATCCGATCAACCATATTTCATTATGAGTGGTGCAGATGGTAATATATGGGTCAATCGATCTACTATGAGAGGTTGGGTTTCTGATAATATTGCCAATCATACACATAAATATTGGGCACCTAGAACGAATGGATATGAGACTCAGACCTGGAAGACGGGTGTTTCATAATAAGATATAATAAGATATAGACATCAAATATAAATATATACATAAATTTATATTTATATTACATTTATGCATATATTTTTTTTATTAAAGTATTATATATAAAAAAATGGGTCAAGGACAATCAGCAATAGAAGGGCCAGAAGGACCAGAAGGACCGATAGGGCCACTGGGACCAACAGGACCAAAAGGTGACACAGGACCACTAGGACCAAAAGGTGACACAGGACCACTAGGACCAAAGGGAGATAAAGGTGACATAGGACCACAAGGATCACAAGGGCCACAAGGACTACAAGGACCACAAGGACTTCCAGGAAATGTCGTATTTGAAACTGGTAATCTAGGTGCTATTTCAACTAATTTAGCAGCAAATAATGAATTTCTAACTAAATTAAGTAATCAAGTAGCACTAAATACTACATTAGCTAATACTATAGGTGGGCAAATTTCTGAGAATTCAACCACAAGAGCATTATTAGGAGCTGATGTAGCAGGAAGAGACGCATTTAAAACAGCA